AGTATTTAGCGGGCATGAAAATGGCAAATAACGGTCAAACATCGTGGCGTTGACAGTGAAACCGCTTCCCTGTTCTCGTACAGGAAAGCGATGTACATCAGGCAACCAACACGTATTGCCGGGGTAAATTCCAGCCCGTCTTCAAAACGTTTCCCGATATGCTTCTGGCAGGCTTCCAGCGCCGCATCGGTATACATTTTCAGAAGTTCGCCTTCTCCGGAAAAGTCATCAAGGCGAAGATGTGCCCTGACTTCATCAGGTGTAATTTTGTCTTCACTCATCTTTTTCACCTTTAATTTCCACAGTCTGCTTCCATGCCTGGCTGAACTCGTCGCCACCTTCACGCGGCGGCATTCCCTCACGCTCACGGGCTTCGTTCGGATTCATGATCCCGTTCTTAATCCCTTTCTCATACGTGGCGTAACGTTCGGTAGGGGTGGCGCGCAGTAAATCGGCTGAATCAAACTCAACCAGATAACGGGTACCAGGTACGGGAGAAGCCACCAGCAAAGCGGCCTTGATTTGCTGTTCGAAGTTCGCCAGCCACGGACGCATTGTCATAGTCAGAAACGCGCGGCTTGCCTCACTGAAATTGCTGTAGGTGCTGTTGCTGTATTCCTGAAGAAAAATCGGCGACACGTTGAACATACGGGCAATGTCTTCAATGGAGAAGCGACGGGAGGCCAGCCATTCAGCATCCTGGTTACTCATTCCCAGTTGCTTGTAATCCATGCCCCCTTCAAGGATTGGCGTTTTTCCGGCATTTTTCGCCCCCTTGTAGCGTTCCAGTGCGTCTAATGCCTGTTTACCTTTCACGCCGTCCAGCCATTCGCCTGACGTGATAATCCCTGCCGCCATCATGCCATCTTTCATAATGCTGGCTCCGTGGCGCTGTTGAGCAAGGCCAAGCCCCAGCGCCTCACGGCAAATCGTGACAGGGGAGCGCCCCAGAAAGCCATCATCCGAGGCATAGCGGAGATGCAGAACTTCTTCCTGTAAATACGTGCGCACCGTTCCTGTACAGGGTTCGGTGATGGTATAGCGGTATTTGTGTGCGCCTGTGCGTTCCGGTACAACACACCCCGGCGCATAAGGATGAAGTGATTTTGGCTGCCCGTCCTGCCCCCACTCAATAACCGCATAGGCGTTACCGTTCAGCAGACAGTGACGCATCATTGTGCGTTTAAACTGGTAAGGTGTCTGGCACGAATTAGGCTGCTCATTCAGCAGAATATCTACCGGATGACTGTCCAGCCATTCCCGCGCCTCCCTGCCCTTGTCATTACGTACCAGATACAGATAACACGGCATCGTGGCCACCGCCTCAGCGATGACAGAAACCGCGTTCATCACAGCAGGCAATGATTCAGCCGTCCCGGCAGAAACATATTCTCCGGATCCGGTATTCGGTACGCCGGACAGCGCCAGAAAATCATCAATGGACAGGTTACGCAGATCGCTTTTTTTACGACTAAAAGGCCACCACATATCACAACCCCGCCAGTTCAGCCCAGCGATGACGATTATTTCCTGCCGGGCGTAATTCAGGGTGCTGTGCAAACAACGAGCGGTGGGCAATCTCCACGCCGGATTCGGGATAAGCAGGCATTGACGTTATCGTGATTTCACGGAGTTCTGCGGCGGTAACAGTGCGCAGATACGGTTTTTGCGCGATATTCCATTCTTCGCATAATGCGCGAAAGCCAAAGCTCATTCCTGTAATGTCGCCACGCTCCACCAGCGTAAGCACATCTTTTCCAAGCTGGGTATCAGGCGGTGTCAGTTCAAAACGTAGCCCGGTGTTGTCCTCACTCAGTACCAGTGTTCCGGATTTGGTGCGCCCCAGCAGTCGGGTATAGTCATGCTCATACAGGCAGCGCACATCATTACCCGCCGCCAGATAGTCAGCAAAAGCCCCCGGCGTGAACTGTTCGCGGAATTCGTCCCAGATAATTTCTGAAAGGCTGTTCCAGCGAACGGCATAACCCACCAGTTTTTTATCGCTGGCGGTCAGTTCAGATGTACGGATTTCAAAATCGGTATTTTTCATCGGTGTACTCCATAAAGCTGAAAAAGGAGGCCGAAGCCCCCTTTGCTCATTACTTGCCAGCCTGAATTTCCAGAATCTTGATGGCGTTCGAATCCACCACACCACCGCCCAGATATTTCTGGGTATAGATGTTAATGAATCCGGGTTCGCTGAAATCCGGACGGGTACGCGTACCGGTTTCATGGTCAACGATGAAATAACCGCGCTTAAAGTCACCTACTGCAATCACACCGTCCGGCATAAATTCCAGATATTCAACCGGAAGCCCCAGCAGAGAATCAGGATCACCAGCCTGTAAACGATCGCGCCAGATGTAATCACCAGTGGCATTTTTCAGTTTTTGTGCGGAGGCGGCTGTATTTGAGTTCATCACCCATACAGCTTTTTTGCGGTACTTATTGCGTAACGTAAATTTCAGGTCAATCAGCATGTCGGCGCTGAGACTGCCAGTCACTTTTTTCGCCTGGAGCGTACCGAAAGGACGGGTTTTGTCATTGTCCGCAGTGCGCGGGAAAGCCAGGAAACCTTTAGCTTTTTTCTCGCCGTCACCGGAAACCAGATCCGTTTCTTCGGTATCAACGAAAGTGTCGCCAATTTCAGAAGATAACCAGCTCATAATATCGACTTCGGAAAAATCGATAATTTCCTGAGTGGTTTTCGGGTAAGCGTAGATCGGATACAGGCGGATACTGACTTCATTCAGTTTTGGTGTTGCCGTCTGGTTACGTGCCGCACCTTCTTCGCCGTGTTCAACGACCGCCCCCCCGGCAGAAACCAGTTGCTTAAATTCATTGCTGTGAATGGTTTTAACGGTACAGATTTTACGCATCACCGATTCATCAGAAAGCTGACGCATAATTTCTCTGTTCAGTTCCGGGATAACCGTATAACCACCATCAGCCGGGACACTGCCGGACAGGTTGCGGGTTTCCCCGGTCAGAATGTAAGAGCGCAGTTCATCTTTGGTGATTTTCTCTTCGACGGAAACACCTGGCTGGTTACGCTCTTCATCCGCAACAGCTTCAAGACGGGAGATTTCTGTGTCGAGGGAATCGGCTTTTGCACGCAGTTCATCAAACTGTTTGCCCTCGTCATCGGTCAGACTGCGGTTTTCACTGTCGGCTTTTTCCAGCAGGGATCGCATCTGGTTTTTCAGGGCGGTTTTTTGCTGGCGGAGTTCGATTAATTTCTTCATGAAGGTTTTCTCGTATTGGTTAAGATTCAGGACGTGAAACCAACACGGAGGGAGCGCCGCCCGACACTCCCGGCATCTCGCAGATCAACCCGGCATCGCGCAGGGGGTCAGGCGGCATTGTGGCGGCTCACGTCTGAGTGCCACACGCCAACATATACATAAAAATCAGTATGTAAACATCAGCCAGAATCACCGAACAACCTGGAACAACCACGAACAAATAATTTACAAAACCTGAAAAAAAGACCTGGAAAAAATCCAGGCCTTTATCGCTTTATTGTTTCACTGGATCCCGCATTCTGCGTCTTATTTTCCACAGATATTCGATCATCGCTTCCACCTGCTCACGGTTGGTTGCGAAAATTTCCCCGGTCAGTGAGCTGCGCAGAAAATCATGATGATCCACAACAAACAACGCATCGGAAGAAAGCAGACGGCGATATTTTTTTGCTGTCGTGGTTTCCAGATCATCAAAACCATGAAACTTTTTATGTTGCTGAACTTCTTCAAATGTCACTGGCATGTATCCCCCTTTGCTGCCCGGCGCTGGCGCTTGTGCTTCTCATTCAGCGCCATCAGCCGCGTTTCAGCCTCCTGCCGCTCCTGTGGTGTCACTTCCCCACATGGCTGGCCTTTCAGGTCGTAACGTGCACCACCAGCCATCAGGGCGCGGTAATAGCGCGGAGACTGCGCATAAGATGCCAGCGTCGCACGTAATGCCCCTGGCCCGAATGCCAGCCCCCTGACGGCGATATCCTGCATCAGGTCGTCGAATATCCCCACCTTCAGCGGCTTCGGTGCTTCCCGGCTGAATAAGTCAGTCAGGCCACAACTCAGTAAGGCGGTTAACGCGCCTGCGGTTTTTTCGCTGCCGTTTGGTCATATGCCGCCACGGTGTCGCCCCTGTGGGCTTCTGCTGTGCGTTCTGATTGCCGGGTATCACTTTATGCGCCGATGTGGTTTTATCCTGCTGCTGTGCCGCCTGCGTCGTTTCTGACTGCGTGCCGTAAATGCCTTTCGGTTTTCGGTTAATGGTCAGCTTTGTCATGCCTTCCCCTGTAATTACTCTGTTCGCTGTTGTGAATTAAAACGGTATCCCGTCCCCGTACGGGTCATCGTGCTGGCCTGTCTGTTGTTTTGCCCTGTTCAGTGCGTCAGTGGCCTGGCCCTGCTGGCCTTTTTTGCCGCCCGGTCGCGCCGTTCTGGCACTGATTACACTGTCTGCGATAACCTGCCAGCCCTGCCGCGTTTCGCCGTTCTGGCCTGTCCACTGGCTTACCTGCATGTTACCCGCCACGCTCACCAGTTCGCCTTTCTGGTGCCTGGCCAGTGCATCGGCCTGTCTGCCAAACGCCAGGACGGATAACCACATCGTCGCCGTTCCGTCATCTGCCTGGCTGCACGGCAGGGGAACCGCCATACTCGCCATCGCCATTTGTGTCCCTTTGCTGGTGGTCTTTAACTGCGGGTCAGCCACCAGCCGCCCGTAAGCTGCTATCTGTGCTGTCATGCTGTATGCTCTCCGTTTTTTACTGGCCCTGTCATCAGTGCGCGCTTAAGCTGCTTGTGTGAGATATTAAACAGGCAGTTCATTCTTCCCGTTCGCTTCACCCGATAACCCGATGCGACCATTGCGGCGATTAATGCGCCGTTTGTGATGTATGTCGGCTCTGTTGGTTGCCCGTCGCCCTTAGCTCTTCTCTGATTCACACGCTCAACACAATGTTTCAGGCCGTAGGATGTCGGATTTTTTCCAGGGAATGATGCAATCTTACAGTCGGTTAGGTTGTTCTCCCTTATCCAGCGTAAACAGCTCATCGCCTCCGCCATGAAGGGCGCATAATCAAGCGGGTGCTCCCATGCCTTATCACGGCTGTACAGTTCAAGTCCGTCGCGGTTAAAAAAAGGGTAAGCGGCAAGAATTACCGTTACTGCGTGTTTAATTTCCACCTCATCATTCTGTCGCTCTTTTTCCGTTCCGTGCGGGTAATAATCAGAACCGCCCGGATTGATGCACCGTTTACCGCTGAAAGGCCATTGCTTCGCCATTTCGGGTGTTGAGTGATTACCGTCGCTCCGTTCTCGTTGTGCCTCTGTCCACTGGCTGGCGTATTCCGTAAAACTCACCGCCTTGCTCTGTCGCATCCAGTGCGCAATCATGACCAGCGTTCTGGTAAGGCTCTGTATATCTCCGTGCTTCTCACACTGTCCCGCAAAGGCCTTGAGCGCTTCGCGTTCTTTGTAGTTCATACCCTGACAGGTCATATTTTCTTTATCCATTCCCCACCACTCCCCACTTTTGCTCCCCACTTTTTAAATTCCCCACTTGCTCCCCATCTCGTTTTTTGGGTGAATCTAATGCTTTGTTTTTCATTGTGTTTTTTACTCCCCACTTTTTTGGATGTATACAGGTCGAAAAGTGGGGAATAGTGTTTCAATTTTGTTAAATTCCCCATACTCCCCACTTTTACTCCCCACTTTTTACAGTGGGCGCACGTCATCACCGTCAATAACGATTACGCCATCATTTTCCAGCTTGTACAGCCAGCGCCGGAAGTGCTTCATCTCATACCCCAGCTTTTTCATATCGTCGCGTAGCAGGGCGATAGTGCATGGCTCTTTGTGTGCTGCCCGTGTTCTGATGCACTGCCATAATGCGGCGTGATTTTCCGTCTTGTTCCCGGCCTCCTCTATGCGCTCCAGTTCAGCAGGGGCGCGGGGAACGTCAATCACCACCATAGACACAATCTCTTCGCCATCTGTATCGGTAAACACCTCCACGCTTTTAAGGTCGTATGCGCTTTCTTTTGGCTCCTCTGCGTCCTTCATCTTCGTACACGCCGCCACCAGTGCTGTAACGTCTGAATTTTCCCGGCTGATTCGGTACTCTGCATCAAGCGCGGCACGGAATGCGCTGGAACCACGCGCCCCCTTTGTTTCATCCTTGCCGGAATGGTGAACCACCAGCACCGTGGCCCCTGTGGCCTGCTTTATCGCGTCACACCCCTGGATAAATGCGCCCATATCGCGGGAATCATTTTCATCATTCCCACCAAAGCAACGGGCCAGCGTGTCGATCACAATCAGCCGCACATTTTCGCCCGTTCTGCTCTTAACAAGTCCGGCAGTCCTGATAACCTGCTCCACATAGTCAGGCGATGCAGGGAAAACAGGCGCGTTAATGATGCACAAATCTGTAACCACCTTGTCGTGGGTTATCTCCCACGCCTTAACGCGGCGTTTTACGCCCATACTGCCTTCGCCAGCGATATAGATAACCGCGCCCTTACTTACCCTGCGGCCTCCCCATGCCATACCTGTGGCAACATGGCACGACCAGGAAATAGCCAGGAACGATTTATAGGAACCGCTGGCCCCGTAGGTGCTGCATAATGATTCAGCCGGAATAAGCCCCTTAATTACGTAGCTTTGCTGCGCGTCGAATCCCTCAGAACCCCATGAGATGGGAAGTGTGATTTTTCGCTTTCCGCCATTCATGACCAGGCTTTCCCCACGTTCCCAGGTTTCTTTAAGGCGCGGTAGTTGCTCGCCCCAGTCCTCCAGTAGTTCGAAATTCTCTGAAAGTAACCGCGCTTCCCGGACACCTGCGATCGCCAGTTTTGTGGCAATGGTCAGCATCTGCATATCGTCCAGGTTTCCGGCGCGTATGACCTTTGCTCTGTATCGTCCTTCATCAACAATCTGTAAATTGTCCAGTTCGCTTAACTGATAACGGCCCAGGTAAACCGGAGGGATGGGATCGCCTGCTTTTTTGGCCTGTGCAATCATGTAATGTTCTGCAAAGGAGTGAGCATTATCACCCGCAAAAATAACCGCCTCAGTGTGTTTATCTTTCGGTAACAGTTTTACGTTCGGTGCCAGTTTCATTTTTTACCTCTGGATGCGCTGAGCATGCTTTTTATTTTCTTAATATTTTCACGTGCTTTTTCCCTGCTGGTGGGCTTACTGCGTTGCGCTGCCTGTACCAGAGAAAAATCACGGCGGAACTGATAAACAGGCATCACGCAGTCATAGTCATAACCTTCACGGCGGTAAGTAACACACCGTCCCGCCACGCTTTTAATCGTTACCGTGCCGCCGTAGTTATCCCGGAAAATATCGCCGGGGCGGATTTCAGGCCGAGCGGAGCCGCTGGCAGTAAAGCCAGAATTTTTCTGTTTCATGGTTTTTATTCCTCTGCGCGGGTCTTGTCGTGTATTTCCATAACCGCGTTTAATTCATCAATAACCGGGGTTAACAGAGTGCTGAAAG